AGATACAGGTCTCTAAATCGATATGAAGCATTGCCCAGATCGTAGGCCTCATTGACGTTTGGAACAATATTTCCCTTGACAGTGCCGTCGAGATTAATCTTTGCATCAACTGCATCTACTAGTAGGGTCGAATCATCTGCGACCAATGTTCCTTTGAAAGCTGAAGCGTTTATCACTCCAGAGTATGTTGAGAGATCCAATGTTGCATTTATCACATTGGCAGCATCATTGTAAGCAAAAATTATGCCAGAATGTGAACCGCCGGTAAACATTGGCGCTACTGCATCCTGTGCGTCTTCATTGGTGTACCCGGTAACAGCTATACCGCCTAGGACACTGCCTGTGCCAACATAAATCCGTTGTGTATCTGTTACATACAGCAATTCACCCGAGGCCAATGCCTGGGTCATGGACTGCCGTTGTGCGTCTGTGCCTCTGCGAATCTGTAAGGGCATGTTTTAAACTCCTGGAATTATTTCTACTCATATATTTATGTCGCAGAGTCCAGAACACACAGTCAAAAAAATAGCACCCGGGGGTGCTATTTTACCCTTTTTGTAAAGCGCCTAAGGGCCGGCGCTAAAATAGGACTATGTCCTAATCTACAATAGGACCGTTGCCGTTCCTAAATCCCACTTCTCCGCCTTCTGCTTGTATACGTGCTATGACATCTTCAAACAAGATAGGGGCAAAATCCGGTGTCTGTTCCACGCACACGCAGTGGTAACGCACATCGATTTCATCACCGTACAATACAGCACCTGTTCTAGCGTCAACTCCACGGGCTCTTTTTACACGATTCGAGTGCAAATGCCCGTGAATGTTAACTCCAAAGCGTCCCAAGCTGGCTTCATGCACAGGAATATGACTCAAGATCATACCGTTCATTACATGATAGGCACGTAACTCGCGGAAGTGTTCACAGTAGTCTGTGTCCTTGAAAATATCGTGGTTACCACGGATCAACACCTTGTCACCATTTAACCGATGCAAAATGCTCAACGCCTTGCGGTTAATAACAACATCGCCCAAATGGTAGACCTTGTCCGTGGGCTTGACCCGTTCGTTCCAGGCCTTGACCATGGCTTCGTCCATTTCTTCTGCAGAATCCCAAGGGCGCAATTTAGTGCCATCGTCACGGGTAAAACGGCACACACCTGCGTGTCCAAAGTGTGTGTCAGATACTAAAAATACGCTAGGCATCGTATGCTCCTTTCTTTAATATTGTATTGTACTACGGTCTGCTCAAAATGTCAACTACACGAGTTTTTTGGTGTTGTTGAAAAGCCACACCTTTGGACAGCCATTCCTTGACCAGTCTAGGATCACCCCAGCTACCATACGGAGCATTATCTAGTAACCATTGAACTGTTCCAGGCAGCATTTTTTTGTTCCACGGGTCTGCATGTAACACAGCACTGACTAGATCGTTGCACAACACCGCCATACCAAAACTGCCTGGTTCAAATCCGTGATCAAAATATCGTTGGAATGCTTCCTGCATGTCTACAGTCATTTCGTATTCTTCACCCATTTTCTTTTACCTTTCTTTTTTGTTGACGAGCTAATCGACTTTCTACATCACGCTTTATAGCGGCACCTGAACAGAATTGTTCACCCTTTTTAAATCTAGCACCATTCAATGAAAAGGGCTTCAACACACGATCCCCGTTCCACCATCCCCGTTCAATATAGATATATCCAAGTTCTCCCAATTGCTCACGCAACTTTTTGAACTCCGGATGATCATCGTTTGACAAAGATCCACACTGCCCTTCACCTTTGATGATCTTTAATAGATCTGCGTCAGTGACTAAGTCTTTGCTGGCATAACTGTTCCAGCTTCGGGATATAAAAACATCGCACAAAAATTCTGGATCTATCAAGAACTCTCTAGACATCGCCTTCTCTTTCTCTGCGAGCTCTACGTTCAGCGGCTAATACAAAGACCTTTTCGTTGTCGTTGGCCCAATCTTCTTGAACAGGCACTCCATTGATCGAATGTGTTTCCTTTTCATCGTAGAGCCATCCCAATGCATGCATCATACGATGCTTGACCAGTAGATTCGGTGAACGAAACGCTTCAGTGTCACGGAAGCCTAGCATAACACCAATCTCGCAAACAGCACCACTGCGGCAAACGCCTGCGTGGCAATGCACAACAACATTCATGCGATTTTCAAATGCGTGTTGCAGTAAGCGCACAAGTTCGTTGGCCTGCTCTTGACTACACCGCATGGCTTCGTCTAAGGCAAAATCCTTTTCTTCTATGTCTAGGAATTGAAACTGATGGATTTCTTTGAATGTGTGTAAAGGAGTAGGGAAATCACCAGGCGGATCGCAGATTTGGATCAGCATAGAGTTGATGCCCGCATCGATGTGGAATCCTTTACGGATATCGCTGAGTGCTACGTTTTGTATCCATGGATTCATATCATGCTCCTGTTATAGCAAAAATTTTATTGGCTAACACACGTTCTTTGGTATAGGCTTCTATCTCCCAAGGTTGATCGTAATAGCTTTTTCGTATGTGCTGCCCCATCCAGTAGTGTGTCTTGCAACTGCGGCTGGGTTTGATCTGACCACGAGCATACTGTTTGACATGTACCATTTCGTGCGCCAAGGTAATCATCAGCCTTTCAAACTCCAGTCCAGAGTCTATAATCATGGTTAGGAATTTCGGACCCACTTTATATACCGCACCTCGCATGCCCTCTTTGCGAGCCATGCCTCTTTCGGTCATGATCAACAGAGTGAAACGACTTCGGCTCAATCCCAGTTCTTTGGCAAAGTAGTTAGCGGAAGTTTCTATGATTGATTTGGTAGGACTAGCTCTACCTTCCATGATGATCTGCATATAGGCCTTTGATGATTTATTATGCTATTATACAATCATTATCGCTGTGTGTCAAGTGGTGCTCTCAGGTGGTAATGCTCCACCGTTTCTACATTACCAATGTAGTGTAATGCTTTTATACTATGAGAGCGGCGTGGCCCGGCCAGCAGGAATCGAACCCACATTCGCGAGGTAGAAGCTCGCTGTATTCTCCATTATACTATGGCCAGTTCAGTCTATTTGAATGTCAGCGGCCAATACGAATCTGTATTGAAGGCTCTGTACAATACCCGGCCTGTGCCACATGTTGCCGGGATATATCAACCAATTACCGTCTGTAGGGCGTACAAAAAACTTATCGTCAGATTGAGGACCCTGTGGAGCCATTTCTGTACCGCAGTAGTCTCTATCCTTGACATCCTCGGGTATGTGTAGATACCAAATGCCACTGAGTATCTGAGCGTCGGGTTTGGTGGGATGCCAGTGGTGATGCCAGAGATCGTCACGATTTTCGGCACCCTGGAGGTTGGTCATGAAACTCCAGGCCATCATGTTAGATATCTTGGCTTCACGACCTAGATACATGAATGCACTCATCATAAAACTCACACGGTACTTTAACCATACAGCTTCTGATCTAGCAAAGATGTTTTCTTTGGTCTGATATTTAGGCGAATTGGCGAAATAGTTACCGTCAGCTATGATCGTCTTGACAATCTCACAGGCTTCGAGATCATCCTGCTTGGTTATCAGAGATGAGAAATTGTATTTGCGAGCCTGTGAATTATTATCGATGACTTTCAACATATGCTTGGAGCGGGATAAGAGAATCGAACTCTTGACCGAAGATTGGAAATCTGCTGTTTTACCATTAAACTAATCCCGCATAGATTTATTTACTTATTGGCCTCACTGCCAGGAATCGAACCTGGATCTAATTCTTAGGAGGAACTTGTTCTATCCATTGAACCACAGCGAGCAATTAGATTTTTTTAAGGTATTCTCGGCCCACAGCACCTGACTGCACATCTAGCAGTGCGCCCACAGGTGCATTCATCTGCGTCTCAAGTTCAGCTGCCTTGTGTCTGCGGCTGAGTTCTCTGGCACGAGCTGATGCAATCAGCACCAAGTCGAATCTATTACCGCCTACATTCTCCACACATTTTTCTGTGTCTATTTCGGGTCCACGACTCAGTGATTTATTTTTCATACGTACCTTATAGTTGGTTGCGGGACCTGGAATCGAACCAAGATCTCGAGCTTATGAGACTCGTGAATTACCGTTACTCTATCCCGCGATAGTTTTAAATCAATGCTTCAGCCTGCAATACAGCCACTACATCTTCTGTGAGAGGAATCTCTGTCTTGATGTTGAGTTCTAACACTTCGTCATTGATCTTTTGTTTCTGCTTTTTAAGGCTCAGCACTTCCGCTTTGGCCTGTGCGATCTGTTCTAGACCCAGCACACCTGTGGTGACCGTGTCGCTGTAGCCGTAGATACGACTGCGAGTAGATTCGCTCTTGTCGTTGCGGATCTTGTCCAGCTTGCCTTTGATCACGTCTAGAGCAGTGATCTCTGTGGCCTTGGCCAATTCTTCTAGCTGGCCAATACGCTTGTCGATGAAGGCTGCTTTGGCCAAAGCAGTGTCAATACCGCTGGCGCTGTTGGCTGTGCCTACTAGAGCACGGATATTGTACAGAGCCATGGTCAGTTTCTGACGGCGACTGTCATTTTCTACCAAGGTGGAGTTGGCCTTGGTAATAACATCCTCGACTGATTGGAACTCATTGATCTCCACAGTGAGATCGATCTTGATGTTCTTGATTGCTTCTGTGATGCTGTGTTGTACAGCGTTTGCCTTGCGCAGGGTGATGTTCATTGATTTTCTCTCTTTTTAAAAATATAACGGTTTGATGAAAGGTCAAGTAAAAGACCGGACAATGGACAACGGAAGGTTTGTAATCTTCCTTTGACAATGTGCAATTTACAACACACAGAGGTCCATATATTTCCGATTAACAAATGACATTCTATTAGGGATCGGATCACACAAACACGTTCCAATGTTCAGTTGGATTGTAATTTTGGAGTAAGCATGAAGCTCACGCCTGGTGTCTTTTCTCATCTACCTTTCATCTCGCCGGTCACGTTATTTCTAACGCAACAAAACAATTATAACATGGTCTAGGGTGTTTGTCAACACTTATTGGTAAAATTGGTGCCCCGTGACAGAATCGAACTGCCAACCCCTGATTACAAAACAGGTGTTATACCACTTAACTAACAGGGCCTAATACTATATATCTCTGGTGGAGGATGAGAGAATCGAACTCTCAATAATGGCTTGCAAAGCCATGGTTATCCCATTTAACTAATCCCCCGGAATTTTATTGCTTGGCTGCGTCAGGCCTACGACCTTTTTCACGTTTGGGTTGGATGGCTGCACTGAGCTCAGCGTCAATCATAGCACGTTTCCACTGCCCCTTTTGATGTGGGTCTTGGAACTTGCTCAGTGCTAGACTGGTCTTGAGTGGCTTTGACATCTTGTAGTTCTTAGTGGGTTTCATATATTTCCTTTTTAAAAATTTGGCGGAGGGACCGAGACTCGAACTCGGAAGCCGTATTAAACGACCGACAGATTAGCAATCTGCTCCAATACCATTATGGGACCCCTCCGTATTGCTGGTACCTCGTGACAGAATCGAACTGCCGTATCCCACTTGTAAGGAGGGCATTCTACCATTAAATTAACGAGGCACGACCATTAGTTGATAGCATTCAGCCCTATGGGACTAAACGAATTTCGGAGTAGGATGCGTTCCCTCCTAAGCCATTGCTCACGGTTTTGTCAGAGGAGTAAGATGGCCCTATTCCTCAT